GACCGGCAAAGGTGGCATCAACAATCTTGACAGTTTGTTGAGCAATCCTGCTGCCCAAGGCCTAACACAACAAGATTTAATGAGCAAAGGATTAGGAGCGGCCAAGTCACTGGGAGTTCCAACCGACAGCCTTAATCCCAAAGAACTAGGCGGTATATCATCAGTATTCAGCAAAGATATAGCCGGCGGCGCTGATTGGATTCGAGGACAGCTACCTGCTGACAAACAAGCTGATTTTGATAAACGATTTGCTGATGCAAAATTTGCCATAGGCACAGCTGAACAAAAACTCAATGATCCTGTGTTACAACAAGCACCGCCGGGCGAAGCAGAAAACACTGTGAACCGACAAACCGTAGATGCTGCCGCAACTAGAATTGTAGGTAACGATAAAGTTCCAAGTTTCAATTATGGTCCTCAACCGGCCAATGAGGCCTTGGTGGCCGAAAACAAATTACTAAGAAAAGAAATAAAGGCCTTGCTTGGTCGCCTGGCAGAAATAAAAGTGTCAACTGCTCCATTTGGTCAGTTAGATGCAATAAATGCACAACTTGATGCATTATTGGCTGAATTTCAAATTGTACTAGATAAGACTTCAGCAATCGAAGCCCAGGCCCTTAATGCTGTTCCGTACAGTTCAGAATTCAGTTCAAAACTTCGAACACAACTGACTGACATCATTACTGCTATGCAACTGGCAAATGATCTGAAAAGAGCCATTAGACAAGAAAAACGTCAGGCCCAGGCGCAACAACAAGCCTAAAATTGCACCATAAATATTGTCATGACCACATTCATTGGCTTCAACACCATCAATCAAAACAAAAAATTTACACTGACAGACTTTGCGTTGATTCAGCGTGACCTGCTGAATGCTTTTAACATTCGTCAAGGTGAACTTCCGGGTCGCCCGGGCTATGGCACAGTGCTATATGACTATGTGTTTGAAAATCAAGTTGAACAACTGCAACAGCAGATACGTGACGAAGTACAGCGTGTGGCCGGCGGTGATCCCAGATTGATCATCAATGACATTCAGGTGTTCCCCCAAGAAAATGGTATCTTGATTCAGTTAGAAATTACCATTGTAAACACCACCAACGCTGAAATACTCAGCATATTTTTCGACGAGCAGACTCGCAATGCCAGCTATGTATAACTGAGCCGTTTTTGTATTCCATAAATAAAGCACGGACGGATAACCATGGCAACAACCACAAGACAAACAGCAGTATTCGGAGTTGAAGATTGGAAACAAATCTATCAAACCTACCGTGAAGCTGACTTTCAAAGCTATGACTTTGAAACACTGCGCAAAAGTTTTATCGACTACCTGCGGTTGTATTATCCTGAAACGTTCAATGACTACATTGAAAGCAGTGAATTTATTGCCTTGTTGGATGTTATGGCATTTATGGGGCAGGCTCTGGCCTTTCGCACAGACTTAAACACTCGTGAAAACTACATAGACACAGCAGAACGCAGAGATTCAGTGGTACGCCTGGCTAATTTGGTCAGCTACACTGCCAAACGCAACACCGCTGCTGAAGGCTATCTCAAAGTATTCAATGTCACAACAACTGAAAATGTAGTGGACTACAATGGGGTCAATCTAGCCAACATCACCGTGAACTGGGCAGATCCTACCAATGTAGACTGGCAAGAGCAGTTCACAGCCATTATCAATGCCAGTTTAGTTGACAGCCAGCGAGTGGGACGACCCGGCAACAGGCAAACCATGCTGGGAGTAAGAACTGACGAGTATGGCATCAACTTGGTGTCGGGCTTTTTGCCAGTGATTCCTTATTCAGCCACAGTAGACGGCGTCAACATGCCTTTTGAAGCTGTGACCAGTACCAGCATAGGCCGTGACTATGTGTATGAGCCATCTCCTGTGCCTAACACCACATTCAATGTATTGTTTAGAAATGACCAACTGGGATTTCAAAGTGCCAACACCGGCTATTTCTTTTTGTTCAAACAAGGTGTGCTGCAAAATCAAGATTTTAACTTGGCTGAACGCATTGCCAATCGCACTGTGGACATCAATATTGAAGGCGTAAACAATCAAGATCGTTGGCTATTTCAGTTGGACAACCTAGGCACAATCAGTAGAGAGTGGCAATTTGTAGAAAATGTTTACACCGCCGCTGAACAACGCAGCAATGCCTTGCAGGCCATCTATGCTGTGACGTCTCGAGCCAATGATCAAATTACCCTGGTGTTTGGTGACGGTGTGTTCTCAGAAATTCCTGTGGGCACCTTCCGTTCGTATGTACGTGCATCAAATGGTCTTCAGTACATTATCAACCCTGAAGAAATGCAAAACGTTGTGTTGCCCATCAGTTACACTGACCGCAATGGCAACCTGCAGACCATTACATTCACCTGCGGCATCACACGCCCTGTGAGCAACAGTCAAGCCCGTGAACCCATTGCTGAAATCAAGCAACGTGCTCCTGCACGTTACTACACCCAGAACCGCATGGTCAATGGCGAAGATTACAATCTCTTCCCTTACACTCAATACAACTCAATTATCAAGAGCAAGGCATTGAATCGTGCCAGCATTGGTACCAGCAGATACTTAGATCTTGTGGACAACACAGGCAAATATTCCAGCACCAACACATTTTCCAGTGATGGTGGGCTATGGTTGCAAAGCATATTGCCCACCATACTGTTTTCCTACACCAATCGCAATGACATAGCCGATGTGATTGCCAACCAAGTACAGCCCGATATTGGCAAGGCAACCATGCGTCAATTTTATTATGCCAACTTCCCACGCATCACATCGACCACACAACCAGCAGGAGTGACTTGGTTGGCAGGTTATACCTGGAATCAAAGTACCACATTGGCCAATGAAACCACTGGCTATTTCCGCAACACCACCACTAGTTCTACCTTTCCCAGCGGCACACCCATACCAGTGGGCACAACCACAACCACCATGTTCAAGTATGTGATTCCTGGCAGTCTCATACGTTTTGTGCCACCGGTGGGCTACTATTTTGATCGCAACAATCGCCTGGTGCAAGGCACTGCTACTCGTGCAGATGAACGCATGGAAATTTGGGCCAGCCCCCAGCAAATTGTAGGTGATGGCTACAACGGCGGCCTGGGTAACCTCAGTTCAGGTGCTGGACCAGTGACCATCAACGATTTTGTGCCCACAGGCGCCATTGTTGATACCATTATTCCGCTGTTTGTGACAGATCTACCCAATGCACTGGAACAGGCCATGGCTGAACAAATGTTGTTGTTCCGCAATTTTGGCCTGGGCTACGACAATAATGGCAGTATTACTGGTACTCCTTATACCTGGTACTTGATCACCAGTGTGAATCTCAACGCTTATTCGTCTACTAATGCTGCCACTTGGAGTCAACAGTATGCAGGCAACACATCGGGAGCCAATCTTGATGCATCTTGGCTGGTACAGTTTGTGGTACAAAATCAAAATTATACCATTACATTCCGCGGCCTGAGTTACAACTTTGGCTCAGTGCTGCAAACACGTTTCTTCTTCTATGAAGATCAACTGGTGTACGACAGTCGCACTGGCACAGTGATCAAGGACTTTATCAATGTGCTGGCAGTGAATACCAAACCTGATTCCACAGAGCCCTTGCCCGGCGACATCTACACCACTATTATTGATCAACCAATTCAAAGCGACGGCTATGTTGATGATTTTCAAGTGTTGGTCAGTTATCGTGACAGCGACAACGACGGGGTTCCAGACAACCCAGACTTTTTTGACGAAATTGTAGGACCAGTGTCCGCATCAGGACCGTTTGTGTTTTTGCAGCAAACTGTGGACTTTGACAATTTAGAACGTTATCTGTTGGTTGAACAAGATCGCGTGATATATGATTACAGCACCCTTGACGAAATTGAATTGGCCAAAACTGAGTGGACTCCTGGGCAGGTATTTTATGCCTATGCTGAATTGGCATTCTATGAACTCAGTATATCAGTAACTGGGGTACGCACCTTGGTTGCAGTATCAGGTTGGCTGGCCCGGCCCGGACGCCAAGACTTGTATTTCCAATATCGACACAATTCGCCACTGACCAACAGAATTGATCCTGGCAGCACCAACATTGTGGATCTTTATGTGGTAACGCTGAGTTATTACACTGCATATCAAAACTACTTGCGTGATACCACAGGCACTGTGACCGAACCGCAACGACCCACCATCGACGAGTTGAGCACTGACTATCAGGCACTACAAGATTACAAAATGATCAGCGACAACATTGTGGTCAACTCTGTAGTATTCAAACCCTTGTTTGGTCCCAAAGCTGCTGCCGAACTTCGTGCCACTATCAAAGTTATTCGTGCTCAAAACAGCACGGCCAGTACCAGTGAAATCAAAAGTAGTGTGCTGGCAGAAATGAATGCATATTTCAGCATTGACAAATGGAATTTTGGCGATACATTTTACTTTTCAGAATTAGCTGCATACCTGCACAGTCAACTGGGATCCATTATCAGTTCAGTGGTATTGGTACCACTTGATCAACAAAAGAGCTTTGGCGACTTGTATGAAATACGCAGTCAGCCAAACGAAATTTTTTCTAATGGTGCCACAATCGACAACATTGATGTAATTGAAGCATTGACCAGTGCCAATCTGCGCACCGCACCCGGCAGTGGAGTAGGTAGTCTTGCAGGCAGTGGTTCAAGCACTGGCAGCAGCAGCACCAGTGGTGGTGGGTCATCCAGTGGTGGTGGATCATCCAGTGGTGGAGGTTATTAATGGCACGTACTAGATCAGTTGATTTCCTTCCAGAAATTTTTCAAACTCCGGTCAACAAGCAGTTTTTAGCTGCCACACTGGATCAGATGATTCAAGAACCCAAATTCAAAAAAACACAAGGGTTTATTGGTCGCACAGTGGGACCTGGTGTCAATCCCAACGACAGTTACGTGGTAGAACCTGATACAACCAGACAAAATTATCAGTTAGAACCCGGTGT